TTGGAAAAGCAACCCGCCGATGTGGTTGGACCCAATCCCCAACCCGACGAGGTTCCACAAACACCTGCACAACTAAGCAACGACAACATCAAGAAACTATCGGGCCGTGAGTACCAAAACCTCATGCGAATCGTCCGTCACTACGCACAGGAGAAAATCACGCTTGAAATGGCCCGCACGATGCTATCCGCTGGATTCGGTCTAACCCCCGAAGAAGTGAACACGCTCCTTGGCGTGCAGGAGCAGGCGTTTTCCGAGCCTATGTGGGGCGAAGAAGATACCGAGGACTACGGATGGGGCGAGGAAGAGTTCAAGGTCTTGGAGGTGGTCGCAAGCAAGTTTGGGAGCAGTTCGGACGAGTATGTGGTCATGCACTCCAAGCCAATGCGGTTTGACACCGACTTAGACGACCAGGTGCGTCAAGCCTTTGCCGAACTTGGCGAGGAAGAAAAAGAACTTGACGAGAAAATTGAAAAGTACCGCAAGAAGAATCGGGACGCATCGGTGGAAGAAATGGCCAAGGAGTTTGGAGTGAGCAAGGCAAAGGTCGCCAAGCGGGTGGCTTACCTAATCACAAAAGACCGCTACCCCATCGCCCGTGCCGTGGACCAAATTGCAGAGCAGAACCTGCCCAAGAACATCAAGGAGGTCGCAGAACCTGTACTGGAGGTCCGCTACAAATACGCATGGGCGGCAGGATTCAGCAACAAAGACAAACGGACCAGCCGTGAGTTCTGCAAGGTCATGCTGGACTTGGCCGACCAAGGGAAGGTCTATACACGGGAGGACATCAACGGCATTAGCAACATCATGGGCTACTCCGTATGGAATCGCCGAGGTGGATGGTACCATACCGCCAGCGGAGTGAATCGCCCCCAATGCCGCCATGTATGGGAGCAGCAAATCGTCATCCGCAAAGGCAATAAAATCACAAAGGCATGAAGGCACTCTTTATCAGCGAACAAACCCTGCTGGACAATAGCGTCATAAACGAGAATGTATCGTTCACGCAGATACGGCCTACGATCGTCAAGGTGCAGGAGATGCGGATCCAACCAATAGTCGGATCGGCCTTGTACTCGGAAATGGTGACGCAGGTGGTCAGCGGCACGACTTCTGCACTCAACACCACCCTACTGGAGGACTACATCCAACCCGCCATGGTGCAATGGCTCTACTACGAGTTGCCCATGGTGCTTGCCTTCAAATACATGAACAAGGGAATGGTCCGCAGAACCAGCGAGGAATCTTCCCAAATGTCCATGGACGAAATCACCCGCTTGACGGACAAAGTGAAGAACGATGCCGAGTGGTACTCCGAGCGCATCACCCGCTACCTCATGGAGAACCGCACCGACTACCCCTTGTTCAACTCACCGCCATCGGCTCTTGATACTATTTATCCCAACGGCACCAACTACAACACGGGCATGGCCTTGGATGCAAGAACCCTGCGCCGTGGTGCTGGCTTGGACCGCCCTTGGCCTTACGGATATGACCCCTATTGCAATAACTGTTGAACCCTATGGGCGCACACGCAAAAAACATTTTGAAACTACAAGCCTATGTCTTGGATAAAAATCAAGCAAGCACTCCTTGCGCTTGCAAATGCCCATCCCCAGGTAAACTCCTTCGGGACGGGCGACCCGCTTGCAATCGGAACGGACAACACGATAAACCTTCGCACCCCAAGCCGTGAGCGAATCGTCTATCCGCTCGTATTTGCGGATGTGCAGTCAGCGACTACTGACTTGGGTACTCTCAACCTTACTGTGGGGGTCTATTTTTCTGACAGAGTTGAATCCATTGCCACGATGGGTGGCGTGGTTTCGGGCAGTCCGACGCTGGGTTGGCAAGACAACGAAGACGAGGTTTTGAGCGACCAACTGCAAATCGCTCAGGACTTCATTTCAAGCCTTACAAACGACCCGACGCAAGAGTGGACCCTAAGTACCTCCGTATCGCTTACGAGGTTTGTAGAGAGCCGAGATGACCGCACGGCGGGGTGGGTGGCCACGATGTCGTTCCAACTGCCGTATTCGCACTCCGTTTGTGAAATTCCCTCCTAAAATACATTTACCCTAAAGCAGAAATATGCCAACTCCAATCTTACAACAAATGCTCGGACAGGGCGGTTCCATGCGATTCGTGGACGCTGCGGTATCGGGCCAAAACTTTGACTTCATCGTGGTGAATGCTGCCGCTACCTTTACGACCCTCACGGGTTCTGGAGGCGAAGACCTGCTGACCGCTTACGCTTTGAGCGGCAAGTCCGTGTCCGCTGGTATCGTCATCAGCGGCAGGAACGGCGGGAAGATTACTGCCGTCACTCCATCGGCAGGCAGCGTCATCGGATATACATTCCTCTAACCATGCTGATAGGCTACGGCTACGGCTACCCCCGCTCCATGGTGATGGGCAAGACCCCCGCAGAACTTGCGTGGGATGCCTTCAACGCCCGTGCTACGACCGACGGGGCAGCAGCGGCAGAAGCCGCCGTGAGCGGTTGCCTGCAAGCCCGATTCGCTATTCTATTTAACTTCTAAGAATGCCCACGCCTTCACTACTCATAGTCCCCGCTCGTTTCAAGACGGGCAAGTTGTATTCCCAAATCCCAACCAGCGGGGCGGGGGACTTCACCGTTACCCGAAACACCGAAGCACGGCGGTTCGGTCCTGACGGGCTAATTGCATCCGTAGCATCGGGCATCCCCCGCTTGGACTACTACACCAGCGGCGGCGTGACGGGGTGTCCTGCGCTTTTGGTAGAGCCTGCGGCGACCAACTTGGCCCTGCATTCCCGTGACCTATCCAACGCCGTTTGGTCTGGGACGAATATAACCACCGCAAAGAATGCCGTCGGTGCTGATGGCGTTGCGTCGGGGGCCACAACTTTGACTGCTACGGCGGCAAGTGGCACGGTTCTCCAAGCCCTTTCCCACGCATCGCAGAGCCGTGTATTTTCGGCGTATGTGCGCCGTGTTACGGGGACGGGTGCGATTCAAATGACAACCAACGGAGGAACAAATTGGACCACCGTTACGATTTCCTCCCTATACACTCAAGTCGCTTGTGCCGCTCAAACGGTTGCAAGTGGAACGGTCGGATTTCGCATGGCGGTCAGCGGCGATGTTATTGAGGTGGACTTTACCCAAGGGGAGGTTGGCCCTATTGCTACATCGCCCATCTCCACCACCACAGGCACGGGAAGCCGCAGCGCAGATGTGATTTCGGTCAGCGGAGCGGTCAGCGGGTCCATCGGGCAGACGGAGGGGACGATTTATGCGGAGGTGGACTTTCGTCAAGTAGCGGCAGGGACTATTTTTGTCTTAGATGACGGAGACCCTTCGGACTTTATTAATATATTAAAGCAGTCCAATTTGACCATAAGCGTAAGACTACGAAGGGCTAGCGGAACTATTGTTACTATTATTACAAGTAGTGCAGTTGCTCTTGGTGTTCATAAAATAGCCCTTGTCTATAAAAATGGAGACTACGCACTTTACATTGACGGAGTTAGTGCTGGGACATCGACTAATTCAACGGACTACCCTGCAACAGCATTGGTTCAATGCGTTCTGTCTAACACAAATTACGGCCCACTCAACGACCGCATCCGTGCCGCCGCACTCTACACCACAAGGCTCACCAACGCAGAACTCGCAGCCCTAACCGCCTAACGATGCCCACCTTCCGCAAGTTCGCCTTTCCCGACGGGGCCACCGCTGACAAGTTGCTCGCAACCCTGCAACCGCTGGACTTCGCCGTGCAGGTCGGGGAGATAGACAAGGCCGTCTGCGTGGACATCCTGTTCCACGACACCTGCCCCGAAGACCTTGCCGCATTTGTCGTTTGGCCCGAATCCTGTGGCGTTCACTCGTTCAGCGGGTGGGAGGAACAATACGCCGCTGACCACAAAGAATTTGCAACACAATCACAAAAATAACATTTCCCCTTATGCGCCTATTTCGCCGTAACGCCAACCCCGACCAACCCAAACTCCCCCTTATGAAATCAGCCGTCATCGCTCTGCTTCGCCACTTGCTCACCTTCATCGGCGGTACGCTCGTCGCCAAAGGTATCATCGACACCGCAACACTCACCGAAATCATCGGTTCGGTAATCACCCTTCTATCAGTAGGTTGGATGGCGTTGGATAAATCAAAGGGAGAACCCAACAAGTAGTGAACCTAATCGAAACCACTATCATCGGCACGGTCAGCGCAATCGTTGGCGGTGCTGTGGCTTGGATGACACGGGGACGCTTCACGGCGGATTCGTTGCAGGTGAAGCAAGCCCAAGCGGTGCTGGCAATGTGGCAGGCAACCGCCGAAGCACAAAACAAAGAGTTGACTGAATTACGCAATGAGTTGTTAGTTTTGCGTCAACGGATTGAGTCATTGGAAAGTACCATCCATTTGCTTGAATCCGAAAACGCAACACTAAAAGCCATGCAATGATTCTACCAACCACTAAGCACACCCGCAACATCCACGAAGTCACCTGCCAAAGCGGGCAGGAGTTTTTACTTATTTCCGACCTGCATTGGGACAACCCCCACTGCGATAGGGGGCTGCTCAAAAATCATTTGGACGAAGCAGTCAAGAGGAATGCCGCCATCATACTGAACGGAGACACCTACTGCTGCATGGGTGGCCGTTATGATCGTCGTGCTGACAAGTCCCTCATCCGTCCCGAACACAACACCGACCGCTACTTTGACGCTATCGTGGACACCTCGGTGGAATGGTTCAGCCCCTACGCCAAGAACATTCTTCTAATTGGATATGGGAACCACGAAACTGCCATTATCAAGCACGGCGAAACGGACCTCTTGCAACGCTTCGCCAGCACCTTAAACTATGCCACGGGGTCAGCAGTTGAGGTCGGTGGCTACGGCGGGACCATTGACATCCGAGTGCTGCACGATGCAATCCGTGGGGTCAACTTCGTGGTTCACTACTACCACGGCGCAGGGGGTGGCGGACCCGTCACCAAGGGGGTCATCCAAGACCAACGCCTACTCGCAAGCACCGAAGGCTACGACTTGACTTGGATGGGCCATGTCCACGAGCTATACTATCACCAAAACATGATTCACCGCTATGACCGCTCCACCAAAACGCTTTTGCAGAAACCTATTCACCAACTGCGTACGGCTACTTACAAGGAGGAATGGGACGGAGGGTACATGGGCTTTCATACTGAACGAGGACGAGGCCCGAAGCCTTTGGGTGGATATTGGATGAAGTTAGAAACCAGCAGGAACGCAAGCAAGGACAACAAGGGACCAGAGTTGCAACTGCACGCCACCTTCACGCCTGCTGATAGGTTATACTGACCTGTACGAAGAAATCGTACGCCTAAAGTAGCGGATTCCGCTACCTTCCGCAAACTATCCCTCCTGCGTATCGGATGCGGTCACATACAAGTAACCGTACTCTTTCTCCGCATTGAACTGCGGGCAAGCCTTGGCCACTCCTGGGAAGTCCCGATGGCCACAAATGCGGGCCTTGGGGTACTTCTGCAACCAAGAAAGCAGCACCCCTGCGATGGCTTGCCTCTGCTGGATGGTTCGGTCATCCGTGTCCTTCCCGCCAATGTAGGACACATGGAGGCTGGTCGAGTTATGTCCTGCAACCCCGTTGGTCACCTTGTCGTCGGTTGCCAAGGTCATGATGTTCCCGTTGGGTTCAATGATTTTGTGGTAGCCCACGGCCTTCCAGCCAAGCCCCTCCTTCCAATGTTTGCGGATGCTGGCGATGGTGGTGTTCTTCGGGGTGGCCGTGCAATGGACGACGAGGTGGGTTATTTGGCGCATGGTTATTCTTCGGGGTTAAGGAGTGGGTAGTAACAAACGGTATGGTCCTGCTCGGTGGGTAACTGGGAGGCTGACACTTCATGAACCCCCGCCCATTGAGCCTTGGCGGGGTCGTACCCAAGCAACTCGCAAGCACGGCGGTACTCGCACAGGAGGGCGTGGTTCTGCTCCAAGTCAGCGGGCGATATGGCTATCATCAGCCGCTCCAAGGCGTTTGTGAGGGCTTTGGCGGGTCGGGTAGAGTGGTAGGTCATACCGC